GAATTTCAATAAGGCGATGAACTTTGTTTTGTATGTTTTAAAGTGGTGGAGGATGACGGGATCGAACCGCCGACCCCTTGCTTGTAAGGCAAGTGCTCTCCCAGCTGAGCTAATCCTCCACGAAGAAGTGACCCGTACGGGATTCGAACCCGTGTTACCGCCGTGAAAGGGCGGTGTCTTAACCACTTGACCAACGGGCCATGCTGATGGATAATGGCGGAGAGCAAGGGATTCGAACCCTTGAGGCGCTATTCACGCCTACACGATTTCCAATCGTGCTCCTTCGACCACTCGGACAGCTCTCCACGATGGCTCCGCAGGCAGGATTCGAACCTGCGACCAATCGGTTAACAGCCGATTGCTCTACCACTGAGCTACTGCGGAATCATATAATATCCTTATCAAAGTGTGATTTGACCACGTAACTGCCCATCGCTGAGCCATTACTGAGAGATATCGCTTTAGACATTTATTATTATAATGATTCGTGATGAGCTGTCAAGGCCTTTTTCATTCCTTCAAAACTAGATAACCATCGGAAGAAGCCGCGTATCGTCCTATCTAGCTCCGGCCGCCATCGGCTCGCGACGCTTCGGTCCTGCTGTGGTGGCATAGCCTCCTCGCAGGCCCTCCAGCGCGTTTCGCC